CAGATTTGCTTAACTGCTTCAGAAAAATCTTGGTATAAGTTTCTTTCCAGTTCATTCGTCTAATGGAATTTCTTCGCCTTGTGTAAGTTTAACCACAGTAAAATCACTGCAATTAAAAAGATCGTTGAGCTTCTTCGCTAAATTAATTGCGTGACCAGGATTAGAAAAACTTACCTTTTTGTATTTAGGACCTGGATAATTGGTGAGGATATTTGTATTTTTTAAATTGAACGGTTCTTGCTTGTAAAAAACTGCCCAGATGGCGTCTGCCTTCAAGATTTGTTCTGATTTGTAGGTCTTTTTGTCTATGTATTCTAATAATACACTTGGTTTAGGCCGACTCATATGCGTAATTCCTTTAATTAACTACGCATATATTTATCTCTATTTGAAGTTATCTAAGCAGTTATTTCCAGTTGCCGCCACCGTCCATGCGAACCTCGATGACCTCGTCTTCCCTGGACGCCTGACGGACAAGCAACTCTTCCAGGTTACCGTTAAGCCTAGACATCACTTCGCCTAAGGTAAATGCCAGTCTTTTTGCTGCCTGTATATCTAATTTTACATCTCTGGCATTGCCCAAGTCGGCACTTTTGACTTGTGAAATAAACTGCTGTATCGGAGCAGTATTTAAAGGATCATTTTGAGTTGGCACGACTTAACTCCCGTCTCATTTCAATTTCGGTTTTAAAGGGTCCGCTATAACCATAGCGTTCTAGTGTAATCAGCTTAGGACAAAAGCTCTTAACCCAGCCTTTGTCGAATTGTATGATATAATATCCAGCGCAATAAACGCTTTTACTTTTGGCACTTTTAGTAAACAGCGGAAGTTTGCGTTTGACGTCGTACATAGGATTATACGGTGTGCATTTTGTATCATATCCATGAACTTCTCTAGTTTCGGACTTAGTGATATTAAGCTTTTCCCAAGAAAGTTCTTTGCCTAGTCTCTTTTTTAATTGATTTTCAGTGCAAAAGTGAGTTCCTTCTGTATCACTAAACATATACTGATCGTCAGAAATAGTAAGTGTGCCTACTCTGACACCGTCACTTTCGACTATCCAGAATTTGTTTTTTAAAATCTCTTTGGCTCTAATTTTATTTCTCATTTCTTTCCTTTAGCAACACCTGGTTATTTGAAATATTTTGCATTTAATGGCTCTGCAAAGCTCTGTGCCTGATCTGCAATACGTTGCATGTCCCAAGTTGCACAAAACTTCATAAGACGCATGCCTACTTGCGAAACGTCTTTCGGTTCAACGTTATTGATAGACTCGTTGATTATTTCTCTAATTTCTTCAGGCTGTGCAGTCAAGTCACACAGTGTTACATTGCGATTATAATCATCCAATACACGATGTTCTACTCCGTTATGATCAGTCCAGCGTTGTAGCATCATGTTGTTCCAGTTGTAACCTTTAGTGCTTTTGTCTTCAAATGCTTCGATTAGTCCGACTTTGTTCTTTGTGCCTTTCTTGCGAACACCAGGGTACGCACTAAACACGTTGTCACTAGTATCGCCGCGCATACACTTTTCAAACAGCATGAATTCAGGGTGCGGAGCAGGCTTTGCTTCTTTTGTCTTTTTGTCTATAACAGGCTTACCTTTGTCGTCAAAGTAACCTTCGTGTGTAATAGTAGTATTACTTACACCGTTGTACTGCTTGACATTGGGTGCAATCAACTGTGCAAAGTCTCCGTCTGTACTAATAATAACATGATTATCGTTAGGGTGTGCTTGCACCCAGCCTGCAATCAAATCATCAGCTTCTAGTTGTTTGTGCTGAAGTACTGTACAGTTAGTCTTTTCTGTAACGAAGTTTTTAAACTCGTCAAAGATTTCCCAAAAGACTTTGTCCTCCTCTTCTTCTTTAGGAGTCATTGCACTGCGGGCTTCTGCACGATTGCGCTTGTAAGGCTCGTAATAGTCTTTGCGCCAGCTACGTCCTTCTAGACAAAAAACTACATGACTGCCGTCAAAGTCTTGCCATGCTTTTTTAATACTGCTCAATGTGATATGCATAGCCATACCAATCTTTGTGTCAATATCGCCGCGCACAACATGCCTGGCTCTAAAAAACGTGTTTGCAGTATCAACTAAAATATAAGTATTCATTTTTTCCTCACTGACATAAATCATCATACATAATAGTATAACGTCTGTGTCCGGCTTTGTCAAACTTAAACACAGGAACAAATCCAAGAAGTTTTTTTAAAATCATGAGACTGAACTACGTCCTTTGCTAATTGGTACAACGTTAATGTATCCGAAACCGCGATCAGTGTCCATGCCTTCTTCCGATAGCATGTTATACACTACGTCACGAAACCAACGATCAACAATTTCTTCTTCGGGATCAGTATCTAATCCGTAACCAGCCTTAATAAGATCCTGAATAAAAAACTCATTCCAATCTAACTCGAAAAATCCATTTCGAACATTTTCCTCGTTTACTTTAACATCCAGTACGGCAACCCAAGATTCTTTACGACGAGTGGCGTATTCTTTTGGATCTTTCTTTTTAATAAGTTCCAGCTCTTCTTCTTCTAACTCTTTGCGTTTAGCTTCTGTTTTTTCTCGTAATTCATTCTCTTCTTGTTGTACAGCTTCTTCTAAAGCCTGAATGCCTGTAATACGTTTTAAAAAATTTTTCATAAATATTTCCTTATTCGTTCGTCTAACGGTTCGTTATCTACCCTTTGTTCAGGCTTTAGAACTAGAGTAGATGTATTCTTTTTGGTTTTAGGTTCCCCATGCATTTCCGAATAGGGATATATGTAGTCTTGGGGTAAATCGCCATCCTCGCTCCATGCAGATTTGCGCAACTTCTTGAACATTGAGGTTATACTCTTCCGAACGTCCGCCCAGCGGCATGAGGTATACCGGACATTCGATGCCCGCATTGCGATATTCTTGCACAGCTCTACCAGCTTCATCAATATCTGCACGATCAGCACAAACAAATTTAAGGTAAAGATCACTGCCCAATACACTAGCGTAATTGGCAGCAATATCAGGACGTATAGCATCCTCCCAAGATTCTCCACTAACGGATAGTTTAGGCGAACAACTCCAGGTAATAGTAAGTCGCTCATGGCCATTGAGATAGTTGTAGAAATCTTCGTGTAATTTCTGTGTAGTGTTTGTTTCAACTGTAACATTTTTAAGATCCTGCATACGTGGATGCTCGAACAGTTCGATATATAACTTCTGCCAAGCAAGCAACGGTTCTCCACCCGTTAAGATAAGATGGACGTCCTGTCCATTTGCCATAGTCCAGCAACCTTCTGGAGTGAGGCTTAGTAAATGCTCAACTACTTCGTCAATAGTATTGTCATTTACTAAATGTTTAAATTCAGGGTAAATGCTAGCATATGTATCACACCCTGTGTGTACAATGGGCAGGTCTGTAAATTTTTTTGTAGTTTCGTGAACACCTGCGTCTAGCAATGCCTTGATTTCTGGATTATATCTTTCGCCTTTAGCATGTTTCTCTGCTCTGCTAGGCTCGTCTCGTCCAAGTCCAAAATTCATGCAACGAAAATTACAACCGAATGTACGTAGGAACACACTGGGTACTCCTACGAACTTACCTTCGCCTTGCACACTGTAAAATGCTTCTGAATATCTTAGTTTCATAGTGGAAGCCTTCCTGTATAAAGTTCAATGCCTAGGCTAATCATACCTAGTACAAACACTACTACAATAAAAACTTGTGCCATTCTTGCTGCTATATAATCACTCATCGCGGTGCAAACTCCTGTTGTAATTTAATGTTATCAAAGAATTCCTTTTTTGCACCGGGGTCAGTTTTAAACGAACCTTCTAGCACTGTAGTCTGTGTAAGACTGCTATGCGCCATAATGCCTCTGTTTTCACAGCAACCGTGTGTAGCTTGAATGTATACACCTACATTGTGTGCGCCTGTTGCTCGCTTAATTTCGCGAGTAATATCATTTGCAAGTTCTTCTTGTAGTGTGCCACGTCGAGCGCACCACTGTGCAATGCGTGTGTATTTAGACAGTCCGATTAACTTAGGACCAGCAATGATGCCAATATATGCAACGCCAGTAACAGGCTGGTGGTGATGTGAACACATGCTTTTAAGCTCTGAACGAACTACTAGCATACCTTCATAGCGTTCTTCTCCATCATTTGGAAATGCAGTTGCATCAGGTGCGTGATCATAACGTCCTGCCATAATCTCATTAAAGTACATTTTAGCAAGTCGACGTGCTGTGCCTTTACTGTTAGGATCGTTGTGTCTATCAATGATTAGTGTATCGAGTACAGTTTCAAATGCTTCTGTGGCTTCTTCAATGAGCTGCTCTTTCTCACCTGACTGTAGCAAGCGACTAATATTATCTCCTGCCCAGTAACGCTTGTCTGCACTTTTACAGCGTTCGATAACTTCTTCGTATTTTTTCAATTCATTTCTCCGAGTTTGCGACGAG